TCTATAAGCAGAATACTGTATAAGGAAATGATGGGTAATAGCTAACAATGCTCAGGAACTTAAAGCTCCCATAGGCTGACCGACTTGATATTTTACTTTTTTAAGTAATGGTTTACAACATACCATTACTGTCTGTAGACTACCATGTTTTCAGTATTTAACTGGATGGTAATAAAAACGGTCTACAAGTAATTTACGTCACATTTCAGCACCTTCGACACCTAAAAGGGGTATCAATAATAACTCCTGGATCGACACGGGAAGGCGATCCGTGGCCGAGGATAAATCGAAAGAATAAAGACCCTTAAATTTATTCTCTCGATATAATCGATTAATCGGCTTTAATTGATCATGGGTCCCATCCATAGGGATGAGCTTTAACACGGAGAAAATCCAATCGTGTAAAGGTTTTAAAACTCATTGAGTAATAGGATCCACCATAGCGAAAACCCTTAACTTACCAGCGGCTTCTAATTTATAGCCTAATTTTCCTAAGATAGCCCTCTGACTAGCTATCTTTAAGAGAAAATTATTACTAAAAATTCAGATACCATTGGTAGGATAATGAAATTCACTATAGGGTGATGAACCTGATCAAAAGGCCGAAATCCAATATTCTAATCGACTATAATTTCAAGTTGAATTAGATAAAGCCATTCAAGACTTAAGAATTTTCAATAAGTCGGGATGGGCTCTTCAAGCAACAATGGTTGAAACCATTGAAGGCAAGGAAGTTGCCATAGCTTTATAATTAGGTTTTCAAGAGAACTTCTTTGTTTTCTTATCTTTCTCTCAAGATTCTCCGATTTGAGTAGTAATAGCGCAAGGACTACTCTTATGAAGAGAAAATGGTTTTCAAACCAGTGAGAAAGAGGGTCAAAAGTTCTTACCAAATTCCTTTAAAACATTATTTCAAAAGAACTCGATAAAGTCCACTTGGATTACAAAATCCTTACCGGGCTTGGTTATAGAGTCAAGTGAGATTTTTGGTCTCACCTCTATAACCCGATATATCGCGAATAATGTTAATCATAACCTTATAATATTAAGATCTCCAGCAGCTATCCGCTTCCTATGCATGCGTGGAATAAGGGAAGGGATACCCTTGGAATGTTTGAT